CACCACCACACAGGAGAAACCACCGATGAGTAGCCCGATCATCCCGAGCGGCCTCGAAGCCCTCGCCGACAGCCGGACCGGCCATCTCGCGGCGGCGTGGAACGCCCGGCGCGCCCTGCTCGCGATGGAGGCACACGAGGTCGACGGCACGCACTACAGCGGCCCCCGCGGCCACGAGCTGGGCCCACGCCTGCAGGACCTGTGGGCGGCCGAGGCCGGCCAGCTCCTGGGCGACCTCGTGACGGCGATCCGGTGCCTAGCCCCAAGCGCCGTACTCGACTTCGAGCAGCGAGTGCACGACGCGGTCCACCAGGCCGCCATGCTCGCGCTGCCGACCGAGGAGCCCGAGCCGGCCGACGCCGCGGGCGCGCTCGTCGCGCTGCGCGACGAGGAGACGGGAGTGGTCACGACCATCCCGGCCAGCTGAACGCGGCGAGGCCCCCGTACCCGCCGACCCGCTACTGCGGGAAGGTGCGAGGGCGGGGGCCTCTGCGCGTCAGGTCTTGCCGACGGGTGTCACCAGTGCCCGCACGACCGCGAGTAGCGCGGCGCCGAACGCGGCCGGCCACGTCGTCTCGGGCGGCAGGTCAGCGATCGCCGTCGCCGCAGCCGTCGCTCCGACGAGGACGACCGCCGCGACCGTCGCCGGCTCACGGTTCTTGATCCAGTTCCATGCCTTGCTGAGCATCGCTCACTCCTGTAGTCGGGACCTGGCATCGTCCAGGTCGCAGTCGGGGTCGAGGACCTCGGCGCGGGCCGCCGCGACCTCGGCCTCGGTCAGCTCGCCGATGATCGCCCGGTAGTCGGCGATCGTCTGCGGGTCGGCGTCCTCGGATGCGACGGCCACGAGCCCCTCGGTGGACACCCGGACGCCGCCGCGGGTGCCGCGCTCCACGGCATTGCGGGTGTCCTCGGCGTCACGCCACGCCTGCACGCACAGCCGGGCGCCGCGCATCTCGGCCTCCTCCGCGAGCTGTCGGAGCGACGAGTCCGCGTCATGCTTCGCCTGCCACGCCGCGACCGTCGCCCCCGACGACAGGACCGCCGCCACGAGCACGAGGCCCCCGGCGGCGGATTGCAGCGGCTGCCGCCGAGCCTGGTGGACGGCACCACGGACCCATGCCCTCACGGCATCCGCTCCTTCAGCTCAGCGATCTGCAGGGCCATCGCCTGGCGCTCCTCGCGGCACTCCCGGAGCCGGCCCCGCAGCTCCCCGATCTCGCCCTCCTGCCGGGTGATCGTCTCTTGCTGGGCGCGCAGCGACTCGCGCAGGTACTCGAGGCCGACCTGGCTGGCGGCCGCCGAGCTGCTCGCGGCGTCGGCGCGCTCGCGGGCGTCCTCGGCCCGGCCCGACCGCACAAACGCGGCGAGGCCGAGCCCGAACGCTGTCAGCGCCGAGGCCAAACCAGCGAGCGAGGCGACCGCCTGCCACACGGTCAACCCTGATCGGGGGCCAGGTCGCGCTGCTCTTCGCGCGTCTCGACCTCGAGCTGCGCGGCCTCGTACAAGGCGATCTGCGCCAGCCGGTCCTGAACGGCCTTGTCGTCGCCCGCGCTATGCGCCGACCGGGTGAGGCTGTCGTAGCCCTTCTCGGACAGGCTGCCGGCGTTGGCGACCTTGTATCCGGCGTCGGTCAGCCCCTTGATGACCTTCACGCGGTCGTCGTTGTCGGACCAGCCGTGCACAACGCCGTCCATCCACAGGCGCTCGGGGCGGCCGGGGGCAGAGAATCGCAGAATGGTCATGTCATCGTCCTCCTGGACAGGTGTCGGTGGTGGCGGTGGTGGTGTCGTCGGTGCCGGCAGGCCGGCCTTGACCCAGCGGCGCACGGGCTCACCCGGGCACGCCGTCGACTTCCAGTCCGAGTGCACGGCGTCGAGCCCGTCGAGCCGGGTGGACTCGTCCAGGTACGCCTCCTTGGTGCCGTCGGGGAGCGGGTCGCCCTCCCCGGCGATGTAGCACGTCGCGTGCGAGGCGTCGTTGCCGGCCGTGGTCCCGTTCGCGGCGGTGCGCACGTCCTTCCCGCGGCCCTCGTACCGGGTGCGGTGCGGGCACACGAGCGAGCTGTAGGCGATGTCCTGCCAGCCGCGCTGGTCCATGTGGTACGCCTGGTACGCGCGGCAGATCGTGGGGCAGCGGGCATGGTCGGTCGTCGCCGCGAATCGGGCCGGGGTCGACCGGTCCGCCGATCCGGGCCACGGTGACGGGCCCCCGTAGTGCGCCGTGTTCCGGTGCAGGTCGCGGCGGGTCACCGACTTCGGCTTGCGGGCCCCCCAGTCGGCCCGGGACACGAGCGGGGTGGAGTGCTCGACGCCGGGAGCGTTCGGCGGCGGCAGGCCGATCTCCGGGTGCGGCAGGTCGTCGCCGTCACGATCAGCGACGGCGTTCTCCCACTCGAGGACCTCGTACAGCTCCACGAGCCCGACCGGCACCCAGTGGGCCTCCCCGAAGTCGCCCTCGCCGACCCCGGCGGCGGCCAGCTCATCGAGCGCCGCGGCGTCGTCGGCGGTGATGTCCGGCGGAAACAGGTCGCTCATGGTCGGCGCTCCTCGGTGGTGGTGATCCGCGCCGCACGATACTTGCCGCGCGGCCGGAGGTCCGGGATCACGGCAGCGGACTCACCGACAGGTGCCGGTACTGGATCGTGCCCGTCCCGCCGCTGCACCGATGCTCGAGCCGGACGTTGTACTCGTCGCCGGGGGTGAGGCCCTCCAGTACGAGCCGCCGCCCCCCGGCCCGCGAGTCGGTGCCGACATTGCGGAGCGCGTACTGCGCCTCGGCGATCTGCACGTCCGCGCCCGCACCGATCGTGGCGCCCTCCCGGACGTAGGGAGCCATGTTGCAGCTCACGGCCGAGGTGCTCGCGTCCAGCTCTCCGGCGTAGTCGACCGCTACCCGGCCCGAGGTCGGGGCCATGAAGGCGACCGCGCAGTCCGCGTAGGTGCCCGTGTCGGCGTCGACACCGAAGGTCGTGGAGTCGAACGTGAACAGGTCGTCCTGCGTGTCGGAGACGGTCGGCGGGAAGTCCAGGGCGGTGATCGGGCTGCCGGCGAGAAGGTCGGGCATGGCGGGCTCCTTAGAGGCTCCGGTACGCGGTCCGCCAGAGCTTCACGGCGGTGCCCGCGGGGATCGACTTGTTGACGCCGTTGACGACCGTTTGCGTGATCGTGAACGTCTGGACTCCCGCGACGGCAGCACCGATCGCGGTGACGGTCACCCGGGCGCCGGCCACGTCGATGTCGAACGGGACGTGCCCGGCGGCGGTCGTCCAGGTCGGGCCGAGGGTCGTCAACACGGACATGCTCGTGTCGGTCCCCGCGACGAACGTGGCGTTCAGCTCCGAGCCCGCCGTGTCGTAGCGGGACACGCCGTCATCGCGGACCGCGGTGTCCCACGGGCCGCCCGGCCGGGTGTTTGCCGTGATCGTCCGCAGGTGCGGGCTCAGGCGCTCCACGTAGCCCTCCAGCAGCTGGTCGAGCGTGTCGGCCGGGAGATCGGCGTGCACGTCCTCGGCGCGCACGAGATCGCCGAGAGCGGTGTCCTCCCAGTCATCGAGCGGCGCACCCGACTTCGCCATCTCCATCACGAGCGTCGGTATCCGCAGCTCGGGCCACGAGGCCTCGTGCACCCACCAGGACGCCTGGTCGGGCAGCTGGTCATCCCAGCGCACATTGATCGTCCGGCCGTCCGGGTACTCGGTGTCGTTCTCCAGGGCGATGCTGTCCTCGTCGCGGTAGCGGGCACTGCTCCCGTCGGTGCGGGTCACCGTCGCGTCGTTCACGAGCCGCTGATCGTCGTCGGTCGGCTGGAACGGCTCCACCACCTCGCTGTTGACCGTGATCTGCGGCGACTGGTTGCGGAGCGATCCGCCCGACCGGTAGGCGATGCCGAGCAGCTCGCGGCTGTCGGACAGGATGCCGTTGTCCGCGCGCTCGCACTCGCTGAGCAGCTCGTGTAGCTGCAGGGGCCGCTGCGGGCCCATCCGCTGGGAGCCGGCAGCGATCGCTGGCCCCCAGTTCGCTTTCGACGTGCCGCCGTAGAAGCCGTCCACGGTCACGGGGATGCCGTGCTCGCGGCACAGCCGGTAGATGCGCGCCCCGGCGGGCTCGCCCTGGAATCCCGTGTCGGCGGGGGCCAGCCAGCCGTTCTCTATCGACTCGTCGGTGGTCACGATCAGGTGCCCGGTGCTGATGCCCTCCGGCGGGCCCACCATCGAGTTACCGAACCGGTGGGGGATGCCGGTGTTCCCGGTGAAGGTGCCCGAGTTGGAGAACACGCTGCCGTCGGGGATCGGCACGAACTTGACCGCCCAGTCAACGTCGGCGCCGTCGTCGGTCACGGACAGCTCCACGATCGCCCAGGTGTCGAACCACGAGGGGTCAGACGCGATCGTGGTCAGCACCACCGAGGAGCCGTCGGCGTCGGTGCCGCCTATCCCGATCTGGTCCTCGTTGATCGTGATGCGCCAGAGCCCCACCCGGCCGTTCGTGTACACGCCGAGCAGCGTCGTAGATGATCCCGTCGCGGCGCCCTGCACGACCTTGACGAACCGGACGACCTGCCACGACACGCCGGGCACCTGCGGGATGCGGGGTATGCGCGCCGACCAGTTCGCGCGCTGCCCCGAGGCGACCGTCACGAGCGGCTTCGAGGAGGCGAGGCTGCTGTCGGCGGCGAGGCTGAAGTCGCCGCTGATCTTCATCGCCTGAACGCCCGGGGTCGTAGAGGCGAGTCGTTGAGAGTCGGAGCCGTCCTCGCACGGCCAGTGGGCGACCACGTTCGTTTGCAGCTCGGGTGACGTGATGTGCCGGGTGAGCGCCGACTCGGCGGGCGGCTGCCCCGACCGGAGCCGGTGCAGGATGCCCTGCGCCAGCCAGCGCACCTGCGCCGTGTCGGTCACCGAGTGGCCGGGGAACGCCGGCTCGTTGGCGGTCAGCTCGCCGATGAACCGCACCTTGCGGTTCGTGATCTCGGCGTCTCCGGCGGTCGTCCAGGTGCGGCCGGCGTCGTCCACGAACGACGTGGTGCCCGAGGCCTCGGCGGTGATGTCCGGGTCGGCGACGGTCGTGCCGGCGGAGAGCGTCCCCGACTTCAGGATGAAGGCCCGGATCATCCCCGGGTAAGCCTCGAAGCCGGAGCCCTCCACGTCGCCGATCCCGAGATTCGCGGTCGACGCGAAGATGCTGGTCGTGCCGCCCCCGCTGTTGTGGGCAGGGTCGCCGAACAAGTAGGCGTCGGGGTCGGCGACGAGATCGGCGATCGTGCCCTTCAGCACGTACCAGTACAGGTGCCATCCGCCCGCGCCGTCGTTCACGTCCAGATACCAGCCGACGGTGAGCGGCCCCGAGTCGGGACTCGGGATCGGATGCGAGCTTTCCCCGTCGACCTCCGTGCCGGCCAGGCCATCGGTCGACCAACGGAGCCGGGCATACCCGCCAGCGGTGAGGAACATCACCCACGAGCGCTGGCTCGCCGCATTGAACTTGCCGACGACCTCGTACGAGGAGCCCGGCACCGAGTTGCGGATCGGGCCCCCGAAGGTGACCGCGCCGGACAGGTCGGCCACGATGTCGAGCGACGCATGGTCGGGGGTGCCGAGCCGGGCCCCGGACGTGCCGGCCAGGGCGAGCTGGCTGGCGCCTCGAGCGACGCTGTGACGGACGATGAGGCCCCGCCTGATGTACGGGTAGTGGGTGCTGTCCGCCCGCCGTGGCGTGTACACGCCCCCGGCGTTGCGGAGCGGCACGGTGAGGCTCGAGGGCTCGGTGGCGACGCTGCCCTCGCCGCGCCGCCCCCGCGCGATCGCGATCTCGTTCAGCGCCGTGTCGGCGGTGAGATCGGTCCAGGTCCATGACTCGGGGTCGGCGGACTTGTCGGCGCCCTTGGCGATCTCGAAACGGCCGGGGACGGTCATCCTCGCTGCCACCCGAGCGCGGCCTGCACGTCGCCTCCGTGGTTGTCGCGGATCGACCGGCGGATGATCTGCACGAGCAGGTCGTCCAGCCGGCTGCCCGCCGAGTCGATCAGCAGCCGGACCGCCCCGCCCCCGCCCCCGCCGCCTGCCGCGAGCATGTTCTCGCTGTCGGCGTTGCTGAACACGCGGCCCCCGGCGCCGAGGCTCACCAGCTCCCGGCCGTGCTCGCCCACGACCTTGAGGCCCGAGCCGAGCCCGCCGTGCGCACGACCTCCGATCCCGCCCGGCTTCGAGGTCTTGCCCGGGCTCGTGCCCGATCCGCCGCCGCCGACGTGCCCGATCTCGTCCACGGTCGGGGTGCCGGGGAGCCGGCCGATCGTGTTGTTGTAGGCGCCGATGATCTGGTTCAGCCGGTCGATGATCCAGTTCACGACCGTGATCAGGCCGCCCTTCAGCCCCGACCACATGCTCGAGCCGATCCGGCCGATGGTGTTCGCGAGGCCCCGGATGAAACCGGCGATGTCGCCCACCCGGGCGAAGATCCAGTCCTTCACCGCGGTGAACCCGTTCTTGATCGTGCCCCAGTGTCGGACGATGAGCAGCACGGCTCCGCCGATCGGGCCGGTCAGGATCGCGAGGAGCAGCGGCCAGTTCTGCTGCACCCAGTTGAAGGCCGTCGCGATGGCATTGCGCACGGCCTCGAAGGCGGTGATGGTCGCGTTTCGGATCGTGTCCCAGTGGGTGATGATCAGGTAGGCGAGCGCGGCGACCGCGAGGCCGATCAGGATGAAGGGCGCCGCGGCGAGGAGGGTCGCGGCGGCCGCGGCAGCGGCGCCGGCAGCCCAGGCCAGGAAGGCGGGCACGAGGGCCGCCATGATGCCGATAGCCGCCGCGGCGACCAGCTCCTTGTTCTCGCTGATCCAGCGGCCCATGGCCTGGAAGGCCGGGATGATCTTCTCTACCAGAAGCTCCGCGAGCTTGAGCTTCGCCTTCGTGAGCGCCATCGTGACCGGCATCAGCTTCTCGCCGAGGACCGCCTGCGCATTCTCCATTTCGGCGGCCGCGATCCGCTGGCTATTCGCCGCGCCGTCCGAGGTCCGCTCGAAGTCGCCCATGGCATCCCCGGCGCCCTCCACCATCAGCGCATAGGTCGCCAGGGCCTTGTCCTGCGCGGTCAGCTCGTCCTTGTTCTCTTTGCCGGTCTGAGCCATCGCCTTCTGCTCGACGGCCGCCGCGTTGATCAGCGGCACGAACCGCTGCACGGCGTCGTACTCGCCCCGGAAGGCCGCCGACTGGGCGTCCAGCACTTCGGTGATATCGGCGTTGTGGAACGACGCGAAGTCGGCGCCGAGGTCGGTGATCGACGTGCTCATATTCGCGGCCTCGGCCTGCCCGATGCCGAGCTGCACGAACATGTTGCCGAAGCCGCCCGCGGCGTCGAGCGCCGCCCCCTTCGCCAGGCCGATGCTCGAGGCCGCGCCGGACGCCCATTCCTCGATAGCGCCGCCGGCCAGGCCGAACACGGTGTTCGACTTCGACAGGGCCTCGTTGAGATCAGAGGCCGCCGTGGTGCTCTCACCGATAAAGCCGGTGATCGCCGAGAACCCGGACTGGATGATGTTCGCCGACAGGAACCCGGCGGCCGTGTCACGCACCCGGCGGAGCGACGACCCGAGCCGGTCCGAGCCCGTGCGCGCCGAGTCGAAGCCGCCGCGGGTGCGGTCCGTTGACTTCACGACGATCTCGACCTCGTTGGCCATCTCTCACGTCCCTAGATCGGGTAGTCCCAGGTCGGCGGCGGCCTGCTCCTGGAGGCCGGCGATCTCCTCGATGCGCAGGAGCCGCAGGAGCCGGGCGTCCTCGGCCCGCACCTGCGACGGCAGGCACTGGAAGCGGTCGCACAGCCCGAGGATCAGCCGGGCCTCACTCAGCTCGCCCGGCTCGAGGGTGGTTCCATCCGCAGCGAGGCCGCCAGGTGTCGCCCGCCACCGCTCGAGCCCTGCCCTAAAGGGGCGTCGACGTTCCCGATAGCGTCCATCCACGAGAACACCAGCTCCATGGCGAACGGGGCGTCGAGCCGCTTCACGCCGTCGTAGCTGGCCGGCACGGGCTCGCCGTCGATGGTGACGTTCCACTCCACGAGCGCGGCGCCGAACGTGGAAAAGAGGCCGTCGAGATCGCCGAGCGTGTCGGCCATCTTCTGGAGGTCGGCGTCGTTGGCGTCCTTGACGACATCGGCGAGCTTGGCGATGTCGGTGAACACGCCGATGGGCACGCTCTTGGCGCGGACGACCAGGCCCGGGTGGTCCTCGAAGGACAGGACCATCGTGGTGGTGGGTGCCTCATAGCCCATCAGGTCACGCCCAGGTCGGGACGGTGCCCGATTGGAGGACGCCGGGCGCCTTCCAGGTGAGTGCCCCGTTGTCGGCCCGGGTGAGGGCGTAGTCGGTGAACAGGCACTCGTTGGGGAGCGTCTGCCCCGACACGACGATGGTGACCGTGCGGGCGACCGACGTGGACGGCACGGTCTTGAAGACGTCGTGGGCGAGGTTCGACCCATCGTCGAAGACGCCGTTCAGGTCGATCTGGAAGTCCGCGAGCAGGAGCAGCCGCTCCATCGCCGACTTGTCGATCCCGGTGATGTCCTGCACTTCGCGCGGCGTCGAGAACTCCATGCCGGGCACGTCGGTGCGGATATCGCGGGCGGTGCCTCCGGCGTCGTCCACGCTGAGCGTGGTCCAGCCGAGGCCGTTCTCCTTGGTCATGGCTCAACTCCTCACTTTCGCTATGCGGTCCTGGTGCTCTCCGAAGTCGTTGAGCCAGGGATCGGGGCCCGAGTGGCGGCGGAACTCGCGGGTCGGGTTGCCGCGCCAGTCGCCTCCTCGGACGATGTACAGCTCGGGCCGCTCGAGCGGGACGACGTGCTCCTCGAAGCAGCGTGTGCCGGGCGGGTAGGCGAAGGCGGTGAGGCCCTCGGGGGTGCGGCTCTCCGTGTACCGGCGGGCGCCGCGGGCCGCGTAGGACGCGGCGAGATGGGCGGGCACGCCGTCGGCGCGCAGGTAGTGGGCCTGCCGCTGCCCCAGCTCGGTGCCCTCGTCCACGACGACCTGGAAGCCGTCGGCGATGCGCCGGCAGCCGACCTCGGCGCACGACGCGGGCCGGGTGTGCGTCTCGACCGGCGACGAGATCGCGAACGTCCGGTACGCCCGTGCCGGCACGGCGGGCACGTCCCGGTTGATCCGCGGCCGCATCAGAACACCACGGCCACTTCGTTGCGGACGACCATGACGGCCACGTCGGCGTCCACGATCGTGCCGCCCACGGTCACCACCGCCCGGACGTACTGCTCGATGGCCAGATCGTCGGCCGTGGCGATCCGCTCCGCGAAAGGAATCGTGTTCGAGATCGACATTTGCGTGAACGCCGCGCCGGTGATGTCGGCGAACGGGTCGCCCACGCCGTTGTCCGAGGAGTGCTGCAGCTTCACGTCTACGGTCGGCGTGATGTTCGTCAGCTCCCAGTCGAGCGCTTGCAGGTAGGCCTGCAGCCCGAAGCTCGAGCCGGCCCCGAAGTCGACGGCGGTCCCGTTGTTGGTGCCGACGGCGAACGTGTCCCGGCCGGCGGTGAGCTGCTCGCCCCACTCGATGCCGAAGCCGGCGCCGCGGGCCTCCACCTTGAAGGTGAGCGACCCGTCGTCGCCGCGGGTCGGGTTGTAGTCGATCTGCTTGGCCACGATCCCGGCGGCCGGGCTCCCGACCGAGGTCCCCCGGCAGTACATGCCGATCACGTCGGCGCGCGGCAGGCCGGCGAGCTTGTCGTGCGTCGGGATCGTGGCGCCGTCCTCGGCGCCGGCGAGCGTGTCCTTGTTGAAGAAGCTCACCCACTCGAACGAGCCGTCGCGGAGGCCCGGCAGCCGCTCCATCGCCGACTTGTCGATCCCGGTCGCGGCGAGCGCGGCGGGACCGCCGCCGATCCGGCCGAGCGACTGCGTGTCGCCCGACAGGTCGACGCCCCCCAGGTACAGGTTGTCGCCGAGCCCTGACTGCTTGGTCATGGTGCCTCACTCCACACGTCGTTAACGAGTAGCGGCAGGTTGATGTCGACCACACGGACGAGGGTGCCGTCCTGGCTCATGTAGCCGGCGGTCCAGGTGAGCGGCTCGCCCTCGATGCCGCGCACGTCCACGCTCCGCACGAGGCCGCCGAGCGTGAAGTCGCCGACGTACGCGGCGCACAGCAGGTCGGCGGCGGCGATCATCGCCGGGTCGATGGCATCCTGCGGCTCGCTGAGCATGTTCGTGTACAGCCGGACCGTGAAGGCGAGGCGGAGGCTCGTGGACGCCAGGCCGCTGCCCCGGATCGGCTGGGCGCGCTGCAGCCAGATCGCGCAGGTGAGTCCCGAGGCCGATGGCCGGTTCTTGGGCTCGTGGGTGTTGACCCGCTCGAAACGGCCGGTCGCCGCAGCGTGCGATTCCACGGCCGCGAGGATGCCGAGCACGTCCATTAGGAGAGCCTCCGGGTAGCGCGCGCCGCGGCGTCGGCGACGAGACGGGGCACCTGCTTGTCCAGCTCCTGCGTGGCCTGCCGGAAGGAGTGGTAGCCCTTGAAGCGGGTCGTCCGGTTGCGGCTCCCGACGCCCTCGAGCCAGGGCCCGTAGATGATCCCCCGGTCGTGGACGGCCACGTCGTCGGCCCGGCGTTGCACCATGACCTGCGTTTCGTAGTAGGGGGTCGGGAAGCGGATGCGGCGGTCCAGGATCACCTGGACGTTCGCGAGGCCCTGCGAGCCGACCACCCACTTCGCTTCGTCCAGGAAGTCATCGATGATCCGGCGGGCGCGCCCGTCGAGCACCGGGCCCCGGACGTTCACGTCGATGTTGACGTTGGCCACGGTCACACGCTCCGGTGCCGGACCTTGCGGCCGTGCGCCCGGTACACCTGCTTACGGAGATCGGCGAGGCCGGCGACCGATGCCTGCCGCTCGTTGTCGCCCGAGCCGGACGTGCGGGCGTACGCGGCGCTCTCCTGGTCGGCGACCACGAGCGCCTCGGCGACCTGCAGGCTCGTGACCAGCGGCGGCGGCTCCCAGGTCACGAGCGCGGTCGCGTCGGCGTGCGCTGCGGCCGTCGACCCGAGCGCGCCCCGCTCGACGGTCAGCCGCCGGGACACGTACACGTCCTGCGCCGTCGAATGCTCGGCGAGGACCGACCCGTCGAACGCCCGCTTCACGATCAGGTTGTTGCCGGCGATGTCGACCACGAGCATCCACTCGGAGTTGACCAGGATGCGCTCCCCGACCGCGAAGGCCGAGCCCGTGGCCACGCCTACGGTCACGTCCGCCGTGCTCGCCGTGAGCGCACCGGTCGTGTTCTGCGTCGAGTCGAGCGACTGGCGGCCCGTCACGATCATGCGCTCGGATTCACAACGTAGGACGCTTCCTACGCCGACCAGGCTGCCGTCGGTCACGTCCACCGTGGTGGTCGTCGCGTCCGCCACAGCGGCCTCCAGCGCGCCGGCCGGGTTCTCGTCGTTGGAGAGCCCCCACAGGCCCACCACGGTCACGTCACGCTGGTAGGTGTCGCCTCCACCGAACACGGCCGACCGGGACTGGTCGATCTCGATGCTCGTGTACGGCGGCCCGTACCGCTGCGGCTCGAGCAGGTAGTCGGCCGCGTCGAGCGTCACCCCGCCGGACACGATCGACGTCACCGACAGGAGCGGGTTGGCGTCCAGCCACAGCGTGTGCGGCTCGCGTTGCGAGTTCGGCCACGGAAACTGCTTCGTGGCGACGGTCGGGGCGATGATCTCCCAGTGGAGGAGGCCGTGGATCGACCGGGCCCCCGAGGCGAGTGCTCGGGCGAGCTTGGCGTCGTCGCGCGCGGTGGTCTTGGAGTCGAGAGCCCCGCGGAGGGCCTCGAGCGTGGCGTACCAGGTGCCCACGGTGCCTCCACGGTTGCTTTCTACGGGCTGGCCGAGCGGGCAGGCTCGTTGTCAGCCGGCATTGTTCCACGTGGAACGGCACGGGTGGGGCACCGGAAGTGCGGCGCTAGGGGCAGCGACTCCCCGGCGGCACCCGTGCGCCGGTCGGATCAATGCCGCTGCCCCGGGCTCGGCCGCTACTACCAGCCGGGCGCCGCGTGCCCTCAAGTGCAGACGCGCCGAGGGTATCAGTCGCCGTGCAGGTGCTGGGGGTGCACGTCCCACGTCACCCGGACGGGCGGATAGCGGTCCATGTGCCAGTCGGAGAACAGGCTGTCCCGCATCGACGCGCCCGGCCGGGTGATCAGGAACCGCTGCAGGACCAGCTGCGGCATGTAGATGCACCCGAATCCGAAGCTGTCCGCCGTCGGCCGAGGCCGGGCGATCGGGACACGGCTGCGGCCCGGCCCGTGCTTGTGCACGATCGTCGGCCGGCCGCCCACCGGGTAGATGTGGTACGGCGCCACGAGGATGCGATCGGGCTCCGCGAGCGCCTCCTCGGCGAAACGGGCCCGGCCTACCCGGTCGAGCGCCACGTCCCATTCCAGGAGGCAGAACCCGGGCCGGTGCGGCGGCCACGGCTGGAACCGCGTCACGGTCTGGTAGTCGCAGCTGGTCATCAGGAGCCGGGGCAGGCCGTCGTGGACGAACGCCCGGCCCGGCGGCGGCGCCTCCGGCCACGACCGATACCAGCGCAGGGGACTCTCGAGCGGCGGAGCCATGCCCGCCACGATAGCTAGCTACTCCCGGGCCGCCAGCCGTCGAAGGGGCAGAACAGGCCGCCGCCGGGGGCCCGGTCGAGCGGCTCCCCGTCGTTTGGGCACGCGGACGGCTCGCGCTCGGCCTCGAGGCGGGCGTCGCGGTAGGCCTCCCGGGCGATCGTCCCGTACGTCTCCCAGGCGCCGTCGGCGATCTCCGTCGCGCCGGCCGACAGGGCCTCCACGTCGTGGGGCACCACCACGAAGTACGGGGTCCACACGTCGGTGGAGAGCCCGACCATCGTGGAGTGCAGCACGCCGACGAACGTGCACATGGCGACGCTGTACCCGGCGACGGTCGTAGCGACGTGCGGGACGATCGTCGCATGGTGCGACGCCTGCACGCCCCCGTTGCCGATGTCCTGGGCGACGTGCTCCATCGGGATGCGGCACAGCTTCCGCCACGGCCCGGTCGGCCCCGGGTCGGTGGCGTCCTCGTCGCGCCAGACCTCCAGGTACGGGTCGACGGGGTTCGCTCGGCCGACGTTCAGCCAGGCGCCGTCGGCGAGCTTCACCGGGTTGCCGGTCATCCCGACCGCGACCGCCCCGTCGGTGTCGAGCATCTCGATGGCGTCCGCCGGGTCACCCGACCAGGCGGAGCCGGTCCAGAACTCCCACGAGGCCTCGGTGGTCACCTCGTCGTCGGGCACCCGGCCGAGCTTGCGGCCGAGCCCGGCATAGGCCTGGTACTCGGCGAGCGTGTCCGGGAACGTCGTCGCCTCGAGGTCGATCACCAGGCCCGTGCCGTACACGTACCCGTCGTCGCTGTCGTGGCGCAGCGAGTGCAGCCAGAAGTTGTCGTCCGGGCCCCACGAGACGTTCACATGCGAGGCGTAGAGGCCGAACAGATTGAGGGTAATGATGCTCGACGCGACGGCCCCGAAGTCGGGGGCGGCGAGGTCGGCGGCATCAAGCAGCGTGCACGCCACATAGTTGGTGGTGCCGACCTTCACGGCGCTGTTCGCCCACCAGTAGTAGCCGGCCGGCTCGCCCGGCCCGGGGTCGTCGGCGTCGAGCCACTCCTTCGTGACCGCCCCGCCGTCATGGTCGACCTGCCCGGCCAGCACCCCCGAGGCCTCCGACACCTCCCAGTTGCGGAACGGCACCAGCACGTCCTGGTAGCGGCCGGCGACGATCGTGCCGAGCCCGCCCGCCCAGGCATCCGACCCGAGCCACAGCCGGGCGGTCGCCGACGTTTCGAGCACGTCCACGAAGTCACCGCCGAGGTTGCGGCGAGACGTGTCGGACGGCGCCGCGCTCCCAGCGTCGGCGATGTACGCCCGCCACAGCGACCGGTAGTCGATCGCCATGATGTCCTGCGGGACCTCCGCGCCGAGGTCCTCCAGGGTCCAGGGCAGCGCGTTGGAGGCCCCGCCGTCGCGGGTGATCTTCGGCACGGCGAGGCCTCCGGCTCAGTCCGCCGGGCCTGCGGTCTGCTCGGGGTTGTCGGGGTCGAACTCGGGGAGCGCCTCGCCCGTGCCGTCGCCGACGACCTCGGCCTCGGTGCCATCTGCGGGCACTTCGGCCACGTCGCCGACCTCGGCGCCGGCCTCCACGATCGTGCCGTCCGCGGCCTTCACGAGCGACCCGTCCTCGAGCCCGGTCACCAGCTCGATGAGCTGTTCCTTCGTCAGCGCGCTGGCGGCCC